CTTTTGGATTCTTCGCATAAGGCTCATCATTAAAGGATTGCGTGAGATTATCTTCTTCCCAATGGAGTGCAATACAGTGGATCCTGGTAGCATCATTGAGAAGACCGTTTGTTTCCAGATCGAACACTATCGGACCGACTCCAGATGTAGGTTTTGTCAACGAACTTAGCCTTTTCAATTGCTTCTTGCGATGGTGGATTAGGTTTATTTAAATATTGATACCACGGATGTACATAATCTCCATTTTCAAAAATCTGTGGCTGGGTTAAAGGTTGGTTCTGTCTGAGTTTCATGTTCGATAAATCTGCAAGTGTTTAGATCATAACTTAATTCACATGCTCGGCCAACTTCGCCTGAATAGCGATTTTTAAGGATTCTAACAGTCGTAAGTTTTCGATCAGAGTCGGTTTGTTGATCGACTTCGAGGGCAACGACCTGATCTGATATTTGAGCAATTGAGTGAGATCCTCTAAGTGAGGACAAACTAACTCGACCTCCTTCTTCGTGCGAAGTCCTATCATTTCCTGTTCTTCTTAAATGTGATACAAGGAACAACGCAATACCAGTACGTTCAACTAATGATCGTAATCTAGTCATAGTTTGATCCAGCATTCGTCGTTCATCCCCGTCTAATCCACTTAGCAATATACTTAAGTGATCGAGGAATATAACACGACACTCCAATCCGGTTGCCATGTATTCAATTCTATTATAGATAAGATCCGGTTCGAAAGAACCAAAGCCATCAAAAAGATAGAGATTCCAATTGGCAATCGAGGATCTGAAAGCAGATTCAAGTTCTGTTTGTTCATGGTCTCCAATATGTAAATTTTTACCTACAGCTGTGGACATCAATCCAAGTGCGGTTCTTCTATTACTTGCTTCAAGCTCCAAGATCCCAACAGACTCCCCTTTGATGAGCAAGTCAGTTGCAATGTGGCGCATGATGGATGTCTTTCCTGAGCCAGAGCCAGCACAAAATGTTGTAAGCTCTCCATACCGGATCCCGTGTAGTTTCTTATTAAGTCCTTCGAATGGGTACTCATGGTCAAATGGTGCTTGTGGTGTGGTTACAATTTCAAGAAGATTTTTCCCATCGATGATACCATCTGGCCTATACGGTTTCGCATCCCAGATAGCTTTACGAATGGCTTCTTGATCATTTGCTTGTAATGCCTCTGACGCATCCTTGTAGCCCTCCAATCGAGCGATCTTGACCTTCCCAGGTGGTAGTACTCCTGCAGCATCTTCTGCTGCCTTCCTGCCAGCCTCATCTCCATCAAAGAAGAGTATCGTTTCTTCATACCCTTGAAATAATGGGATTTGCTTTTGAATGTCTTTCTTGGCAGATGATGCACCATGAGGTAAGGATACCATAGGCCACCCTGCCATAGCTTCATAACAGCTCGCAGCATCTAGCTCACCTTCAGTAACAACAATCCGTTTACCGCTATTAGGAAAGCGATGCTGACCAAATAAAGTATCAGTGGAAACTCCTTCATATCGAAAGTCTTTTTGCTTTGTTTTAATTTTTACACCTTTCAGAATGCCTGATTCATCATGGTAAGGGAACCTAAGTGTATTCCCATCTCTGTAAATCTGATAAAATTGATTAGTTTTCTCAGATAAATTACGCTTATTTAGTCTTTCAGCTGACCCTGTTAATTGGACAGTTTTTGACATTTGATGAGTGTGAATAGTATCGTTATCACCTCCTGTTCTGTTATGACAAACAAAACAGAAAGTGTGGCCGTCAGTATATAAAGAATTAGCATCTGACGAGCCACAATTATCGCAAGGCATGTGCCTCACGAAGTCACTTTCTTCCATTAAATCAACCAATCAAGTGGAATATTGTGGTAAGACGTCCATGGTATATCGTGTTTTTCACACCACTTCGCATAGGTCGTCTTACTTTTCTTAGATATAGTATTGTATGGTGATTGGAATACCATTCTCAAATCTATATCTGGATTATCACGTTTGACCGCAAGGACTTTTCTCCGATCGGTTGAATCCCAGTATCCTTTGACTTCCAGGTATGTATAATTAGGAAGTATAAAATCGGGAGTGTAATGATGGCTGATAGTATAGCTGAGTTTCTCAGACTCGTATTCATAAGAGACACCTAAACCTTCTAATAGGTTTGCAACATCTGATTCAAGTTTAGATCTGAATTTAATAGTTTTACTTTCTTTCAACTTATTGAAAGCTTTTTTAGCCCATAAAAGTGATTCTTCTTTAGAAGTCTTCTTCTTCATCTGTGTTAGTAGAAGAGGTTACATTTGGATCAGCAGTTTTAAAACCTGATGTATTGCCAAATAATTCAGCAACAGCATCAGCATCTAAATCACCAGTATCTACACCTGCTTCACTTTTTACTGAGATAACTTGTACACCAACCAACTTAAGGCTGCTACCATAGGTAACCCCATCCCGTAGAATGTAAGGCTTTTGATAGAAACCCAGTTTAACAGTAGATCCTGCATATAAAGGAGTTTTAGTGTCAGTTACTTGCGTGCCCTCTGTGTCTACCACGGGAGGGCGAGTCTCTTCATTCCAAGAGAACTTAATCTTATATTTACCCTCTGAGACTTCTTCCCACGGCTCAGGTTTGAGTGTGGATCTTTTGGGGTTTTTTAATTTTGATTCAGCCCATTTAAGGACATCAGCTCTTTCAGTTTCTAATTTGTCAATAGTATTACTATCAACAATAGCAGCCAATGAGTATCCAAACTTACTAGGTGATAGTATAGCTTGAAAGCCCTCAAGGGTAACAGGTTTTTCAGTTACATGAACATTTCTAGACATCTCATTCTCCAGTAAGAGCTTCTTCTAGTGATTCTGGATCACGATCTTTATCCATTGAATCGAGGTCTTTACCTACTCTAGATGCACTACCTTTTAGACTTTTTACTTCAGAAGTTAACTTTTCGTAATATTCTTCAAGGTTCTCTAACTGAACTTTAACTTGTAATAATTGCCTTTCCTTAGCTTTAAGTTCGGCAGCTTTCAGTCTTTCTTCAGACACAACTACAATAGTAGATGGTGCAAAGAAAGGATCAAATAATGATGGGTACATTTAACAGAAAAAATAAGTGGAATCAATTACTGTTGACGGTTCAAGGTCTCCAATAATCGGTGGTTCATTTTCCGCACCAATTTGTTGTGCGAAATCGTTTAAATAGTTTTGCTTAGCAAAAAGTTGCATATAAGTTTCTCTGACTATACTTGATAATATAGACATATCAGTAGCTCTACATAAGACACTATCATGTATTAAAGCAATAGGATGTTTGAACCTTAAAGCACTTAAATGTAATAAAGAAGCATCTAGACTGTGAATTAAATTAGGTGCAGTAGCAGCTTTATGCCTGTTTCTATCTACCTTATTCTCATCACCTGTTGCTACTCTTATTTCACAACGTCCTAATAATTGTAAACTTAATACTTCTATCTTCTTTTTATTAATTTTTTGTGTGACAATAAATCCAGATGGTGTTACCCACTTTAATTGTTTAATACCTCTATCGATAGCTTTGGATACTTCATCTTCTATCCATTTCATAACTGACATCGGTCCAGGTACTACATTATTCATAGCATCCCTAACAGCTTTAACTATTTGTGTCAAATCATCTTTATCAATTTCTATACCTTTTTCTAGTAATGCGTCCCTGATGTAAGAACGATTAGAGAAAGGTTTAGCATTGTAAGGTATGGTCATAACGACCCTTTTGACACATTTACGATCCCAGTGTTTATGTAGGTTCTTGGGTATATTCCATTTAGAAACTTCTGCTACTACTTTATAAGCATCTTGTGGCCTATCTGATGGTAATACGTTAACAAGTTTAGCTGTGCTCTTGTCACGAGCCAATCCTGCTAAAATTTGGAGGCCACTACATGTAGCGTCTGTTGCTACACATAATCCCGTGGTCTTACGGTCTTTTAAGACAACACAGTGATAGTATTCATCACAGCTGGCTAAAAACTGCCACGACTCTTCAGCTCCCTCCCATTCAGTTATCGTACTTATAGGGTCAAGAGCTATTCGACTGATGAGTGTGATATTATCAGCTACCCAATCTAATCTTTCTGACATAGTAGCTTTATCAAGGCCATATGTGGTGGCGCACTGAAAAGCTAGCCATTCTTCAGCTTCATTAGTTATAACTGATTCATTAGAAAATCTTATGAGACTTTTTCCAAAATCATCAGTTTGGGGAGTAAGAAAAGCTGGTATAGGGTAAGTTCTACCACGATAATCAAAAGACCATGGTAAAAAGAATTCCTTACCTTCAAACCTTTCTACCGCCTCCATAGTCATACGTGTTCGGCATGAACGTCTGAACGCATTAGCATTCTTATTCATTACCTCGGCAGCAGCTCTACGATAACTCTTTCTAGAGTCTTCATTATCTGCTATATCTGGAGGTTTTGGTGGGAGAGGCATTTCTACAATGGGAATAAATTTCCCTACACTGATACCTTTTTCAAAGAGCTGTTTAGCTACATTTACATTGAATTGATTCAGTCGATAACCGACTTTTTGTATCCTATTCAAGAAAGCTACTGGTTTCTCTCCCTGTATACACCCGTTATCGCCTCTCCTAACCATATCATTTCCACGCATAACCTCGTTAAGTAAGTAACCACCTGCCCTCTCATTAGTCCAGTCATTTGGTTCTATTAACATTGGCCAAGATAAAGGAGCAAACAATTCACTGTCCTTCATTACCTTATCTTTAATAGATATAAATTCAGGAGTAGGTACTACATAATTAACTCTTCTCTTACCTTCTTGTCTCATATCCTTATAAAACCATCCACTTGTTTCTAGGATACAATCAAGTAGCCATGCGCCTAGTTTTACTCTGTTAGAACGCCCCCAAGGTGACCATTTCTGAACATCGTAGCGATTCATTAATGTTTGAATCACTACAATCTTTTGATTTGTACCAATTGAAGCGTGCCAATAGTTTTTCTTCAATGTTTCTAATAAAGCAGGAGCAGATTTTTCATAATGACGCATTTGGCATTCATCTTCTACTGCTTTCCCAATCGAATCACATACATTAACTATCTGATTACTGCCTTCTTTATAACTAAATACTTTATCAAAAGTTAGTTTACATGCAATGGCAGCAGCAGCTAATGGTTCTAAATCAGCTAAGTAATGTTGTATCTCCTTAAATGATTGACCTGTTTTACCTTCTTTAATACGATTAGTTGTGCGCTTTATACGCTCAACAACCAGAGGTAACAGAACATCAATAGAAGATATACCATATACGGTAGCTGATGCGTAACTTTTCTCTTCAAGCTTAGTTGTGTTTGTTCTAAGCCTTTTGAGCCCCTGAGAAATTTGATCTCTCTCAAGTGTTACTTGTTCATCAATCTGAGCGGGTGTTGGCATAATCTTTGATCTCGTCGTTGATTTGATCGGTTAATAGAGATCTGATTTCTTCGTAATTTGGGTGAGATGGGTCAAGCAAGTCTAAGGCCTGCTTTTCATAACTAATGATGTCTTCAAGCGAGCGGGTCTTCATAATCCTCCTCCATAAGGTGTTCGGGTTTCATATCATGGATGCTATCGATACCGCAAACTAAAAATGTACTAGTACCTGCTTCCATGAGTTTCTTTATTCTCTTTTTTGCCCCAAGATCAGTTTTATATACATACTCTTTTATTTTACCAGTACATAAATTCTCTTCCCGAATTATGCAAGATACTTCATATGGAATTTCCCAACCTGAGACTTTCCAATCCATGAATTCCTCAAATGTAGGCCTTGGATTGAAATAACTGGATGGAGCTTTTTTGTATTGACTCCATTTATTAGGAAAGTATTTTCTTTTTTTAGTCATCGATCGGTACCACATCTACGAGATAATCATCATGTAAACAAGCTTCTTCATATGCATCATAAGCTGCTTCATATACTTCATACCCAGAATTGAGTATAAAGTCTCTACCACTGGCTAGAGTAACGTGATACTTTGTCATAGATGGGTCCCTGATTTTAGTTGATGAGTGTGATAAGTTTTTAATCTTCTATACCTCCATGATGTTCAGTATTTGTATCTCTCTCTTCTATTAAATTGTAGTTTAATTCAATTACAGGCAAAGCATCGGTAATACGACGTTTAATAAAATCCAATATATCTCTAGGGTCTGAATTGGTTTTAACAGTTAAAGTAACTTTGTAGGTTTTAGATGCCATGTTTAGCCCCATGAATGAAGGTTGTAATTGTTACGAACTGCCTTTAAATTAGGCAATTTCTTATTAGTTGAAGGAGGGTTAATACTAGGCTCATTTAAGAACCTAGTATTTTTAACTACTTCTTTATATAAGTCTGATTTATATTTATTCATGCTGCCTCCAATAGTTCTTCTGCTTTATCTTGTACAATCTGACCTTTCCATTCATCATACTCTTTAAGCTTTCTTGCTTGCTCTTCTCTATCCTTCTCATGTTCAACACGTGAAACAACTTGCTCATTATAGGCAACTGCTTCTTCTTCTGCTGTTTGTAGATGTGAACATTCAATTCGGTATTCATCCCCACATGATGTGTACATACGCTTGAGCCTATAACTCACTGCATCCATGTCCTCAAAGATGCCAAGCATTGTTGTGCTTCCATCATAAGGACAAACGCTTAGAAGCGTAAAGTATTCAGGTTGATTTGGGTGTGACATGATGTTAAAGAAAAAGGATTAATGAAAGTTAAGATTCTTCAATAATATATAAAGAAGAATCATAACACAAACTGTTACAATTAGAGAGGTCATGCAGTAATAACCTCTAAATGATCTCTTCCCCACTCAGTATCTTGTAAGTCACTGATGGTAAGACCTTCTAACCCTAGGCTATCGTCTTCTGAATCGCTTAGGTACTCATTTGTAGTGAATTCATGCTGATCAATTAAAACACCAGCTACAAACTCGATATAAGCCCATACTACGTTATTTTTATAAGTAGTGAGGTTGGCTTGAGAATCTTTGAAGATATCAGTCAATACCTCAATACCAACATTATCTTCAAGATATGTTACAATTTCTGATTGATATGTATCGTAGAAATCGTTTGTATCTTGATAATAAACGTGATCATGTGCCACGCCTGATACACAACCATGCTCTACTATGTCCCTTAATTCTTCGAGATCATAGGTCTCATGAATTGAATCGAAAGCAGTCATAATAAGTACCTCGTAATTAGGTTTGAAGAATGACCACTTGGAGCGGCCAATGGTTCTCTAAGGAGTTGCACCCTAGCGATACTGATAGAACCTAGAAATGTGGACTTACTGCACCCTAGCAACTTGTGTAGGTCTTACGCACGCCACGCTTTAGCTATACAAAGCTAGGTAATTCAACTTTAGATGTATCAAACTGGTGATAATCGAATTCATCACCATCCATTAGATGACTAGTCTTTGATTGCACTAGATGCCGATTAACCCAAAAGCCAAGACTTATATCTGTATTAAATAATACATTAAAGATCTCATTTGGCGGGATGTTAGAATAAGCATAAACCCTGCCATTCTTGAATTCTACAAATGCAAGACCATTAAGAAGGTCAACTTTTAGCTGGTTAACCGCTGAGCTAGAGCGGGATGGAACGTCAACAAACATGATAGAAAAAATAAGATTGGATTGGTTGAAGGGAATCTTGAGCCCTTCGTTGACACATTTACTAAGCTCTCCATTCTCACTACCTATAACGGTGTTCTAGGAGGAACTATTGTTAATGTGTCAAGGAAAGGATCAAAGGTAGAATTACCTACCGATGAACTCATCAAAGGTGATGTGGTCGCCACCGATGGATTTAAACTCGAACTGTTCGGCTTGCAATTCTCTAAGCACGTTCATCACGGCTTGATCATGCTTGGCTGATTCATTCATCATGACGCAACCGTTGAACATTGGAGTGAGGTCAGAGTTGAACATAATGTTAATGATAGGGTGAGTTGGTTAGGATGTCAAGCTTTTGAAATGATTTGTAATGAATAGCTACCTGATGAGTGTGCTAACCAAGACCTAAATCATTTTCAATTTCTCTAGATGTGAACTCGTGCAAGTCATGCATCCGATTAGAATTACCCAGAAGCTCGACATATTCAATGATTAAATCATTTAGTAGTGCTGAGTCTTCAGGTAAGAGTTGCGATAGATTCATGCAAAGCTCTTGCTGGTATCTGTTCATGTGTTGAGCTCCTTAGTTGTTTGTGGGGTGTTCATTAAATAGAATACCATGCCCCAGATGGAAAGTCTTTAACCTTGTTATTTTTCTTAATGAACCAATCCCAATTCTTCTGAAATACTTTAGCACCATACTCAAACTCTTCTAATAGAGCATTAAGTCTGCTTTTTGTTGTCACTGTTTCATAGCCGCAGTTATTAAGAGCAAGGCTCATGCTGCTGTGATCATATTCCCCGATTCTGTGACCATGTAGGAATACTTTTGAGAGGTTCTCCTCTTTGTCGTACTCTACACGAGTGTTAGAATTGGTCCAGTGCTCGCGCTTGTCAATGATTGCCTGGATCATTTGGCGCTCAATCTTTCTAGTCATGGTGGTTGTCCCTTGTTTGTATATTATTAATATAGAGAACAACAGGAACAAAGGCAATAGTGCTTAACATTTCGTAACGCAACAGATGCTCACAAAATAATACATATGTACTACTACTACCGTTCGCGCTTCGCGCTCACTCGCCGCACCATGCGCGCCATTGGCTACCAAAGCGAGCCGAAGGCGAGCGGAACGACTACTATTAGTAGTAGTATATATGTACTATATTACATTATATTACATACACTTGACATTGAACAGGATTTGTGCTATGATGAGTGTGGTGAGGAGTGTGCCACCACTCCGACCGCTCGGTGCTGCGCACCTCGCTAGTCTAGCACAGCATGGGTCAGCATACCTTGTCAAGTAGTCCAGTTCACAAACTGTCTTTCGTCGCCCACTCGGACCAGACGCCAGTGAGCGAGCGAAGCGAGCGGGGTAGTACACTTGTACTATGTTAAATTATGTTACAGTAGGCCGGAGACTTTGGCAACTACTAATTTACATTTAGTGGGACGGATTACACACGCTAAGTGTTACTTAGTAAGGTATATTAGCAGGGTAGGTATAAAGAAAATCGCCGAAACCCCCTGCGGGGGAAGGGATTTCACACTCGCTCTGCGAGAATCACTTCACAAAATTATGTCAAAATTTTAAGGCTTTCATTGCCCTATCCATGCTATCATAGAACTCACAGGAGCCCATATAACACCCTAAGAATCGGTCAAAGGTAGTTCTACCTCCCTCTATCTTATACGAATGTACTGTGGCCCCTTGTGGACTCGTATAAAGCAGTTTTGGCTTTTCCATACTTCTTTAATAATTTAACAGCCTTCTCTCTAGATACACATTCCTGTGCTTTAGTTTGAAGTTTTATAAGTTTTCGAGCTTTTTTTATCACATCAAATTTAATTTTAATAATTCAGCTAAATATCGATAACTATTTGCTATATAAATCTGTCCTACAACTACACATATAGTAGCAATACTCCAGAATATATAATACCATTTAGATTTAATCTGTTTATACTCCATAGGATGGTTAAGTAAGTATAATATGTATATCCAAAGATTCTAGTTATGTTGGTGGTAGAATAGGGGATATAAGTATTAAGTAAGAGAGGAAGTGTTGTCTGAAAGACGACAACTTCCTCATAGGGGTCGGGTCCACCCTTCCCTTCCCCTGTATACACCCGTTACCGTTTAAACCCAGGTAGGGGCTGACTTTCCATCAGCCAATCCACGAGCTTGTTTACGTTGTTCTAAATCCATACCTAAAGCGAGATGATTAACAGCTGATTCTGGATCATCTAACCAAGATTCCATCATATCATTCCAATCTTGTTGTTTTTTATAACGAACTTGTTCATAGGCTGAGATAGAGAGTGCATCTGTGAAATACTTGACGCCTTGGGCCAGGCAATCCAGTCTGTCATCGTGTTTAACAGCACCTTTTTCCTTACACATACGAGACATCTGATAGAAAAGCATGTACATAAGGCGAAGTTCTGGAGCTTCATTTGGATTAGAGTGATAATCCCAATCAATAACCGACCTATTACATATAAGACGATGCTGATTAAGAACTGGCTCCAACGAATCAATGATTCTATCTTCTTTCCTAACGTTTGCACGAATTTCTTCAACCTCTATAGCTTGTTTGGTCTGTTGTAAGTGTTTACGGAACAATTCGCAAACTATACCATCACCAAAGTTAGTTTCAATAACTAATTTAGTAACATTATATTTTTTACAACCTCTTAATATATCTAATAAGGTGTTATCGCTGTATCCGTCTCTATAAGCTCGCATCTCATGTAAGTATAGGAACCCATTTTTTTGGGATATAAAGGCGGCAGCTGTTTCATCGGTTCCACGTCCAGAGGGATCCACGCTGCAAATTGTTTCTGTGTAAGGGGACCATTCTCCTTGTAGTTGCATTGGAGAGTAAAAGTAGTCTCCAGGTAATCCAACGGTTGGGAGTTCTTTAATAACGTTTGAGGGGTCGGAGCACCATACAACGGCATCTGGAGCTTCAGTAGGATTGACACTGGTAACAACCAGATCGGCCATTTTGAGAGGGAATTTTTCTGCATCACTAAGGCTAGTATCTAATTGAAATTGTAGCATATAGTTGCTACGACCCATAGAAGCTTCACGTTCTAATAAATCATCATTATCAAATCTATCTGGGTCAGTACATGTCCATTCTTCAGCACCATTATCTAAATCATCTTGTATTTCGGATGCTAAAAGTCCTTCATATTGAGTGAGTTTATCTCTTTTTGGGTATCTAGCTGGCCATACCAAGGGACGATATGAACGCTCAGCCAACTTACGATAAACAGTAAAGGTAGTTTGAGGAGTCCCGAGATAACAAATCCTAGAATCACTTTTTGGCGTAAGGATAGATTCAGCTTCGGTACAAAGTTGAAGAAGTTTTTCACGCATTAACTCGGTCATGGAGTTTCCAGGTACCTCTATGTCGTCCAAAATCATCAAATCTGCGCGACTTCCTGTGAGCTGACCAGTTATGCCCACCGATTTTACGCTTGGGGCTTGGTGAGGAGAACAGTTTACGTCGAAGCTGATGCGACTCCAACGAGAGTCGTCTGATTTCGGTCGGAGATGATTGAGCCATGGTGTTTCAATGATAAGTTTCTGTAGGAAGATTGACATATTATCCGCACGTTCTTTAGATGCGGATATAATCATTATTTTTCTTTCTGGATCCTTAAATAACGTCCATAAGACAAAAGCGCCAGTAATCCAAGATTTACCAACACCTCGAAAGGCTTGGATCTGTAATCTTTTTGGTCCATGTTGTAAATAGTTTGCGATAGCATACTGTGCTCTTGTTGGAGGAGGTAAGTCTAATTGCTGCCATAAAGCAGTCAAAAACATTTTGAAATCGTCTTGTAGGGCGGTTAAAGTGTCATTCATCTTCTTGCTTTACGACGTTCATTACCTCTATTATATCTAGCTGAAGTTAATCTAGTTCTATTAGTACCAGGATAATGTGCATTATCTTTGCCATCACCTTTTACACCAAGTCCGGCACGTTTAGATCTTCTATCAGCTCTATTAGCATTAACTCTAAGTTTTTTACCATGAGGGGTTTTATTATAAGCCTTTTGTTGTGCTTTTCGATTACCATTAGCATATCTTGCTACCATAAAGCCTCCTATTTACTAAATCACGGTCTACTGTAGGCATAAGTTTGCTTAATTGTTCTAAAGGACTACCTTCATAAGCAACTCCACTAATGTCATTAGTTTTCAACCAATCACAAGCTGCTTTTAAATCTTGAGTAGATGCTTCGCCACTTTTAATTCTTTTTAAGAATTCTGTAGTAACGAGGCCATGTAGTTCATTAAATTGTTCTTCTGTGGCTTTAGCCATTTAACTAAATAGTTTTTCTTTTACAATTTTAAGTGCCTGATCATCTAATTTATTATCAGTTCTAGCAACATAAGCTTCTAATAAATCTACTACGAGCTTCTTTACTGAATCTGACTTCAAGAAGGCGAAAAGGATGGGCTTGATTAATGTGATCATTGTTTATTAAGTGGGTTGAGTTTTTGCCACCATTTTTTAGGTGGTGGCGGTGGTAATGCTTTAGCTTGTGCTTCAGCAACTTGTTTTTTAAATGCAGCAATAGGAATGATATCACTACACATATGGTATACTCTTGTACCAGGACGTATCATGAAACCTTTCTGTTGTAATGCTGCACATTCTTTAGCTCTAACTAGTTCATAGTCCAGAGCCATTTTTTCTAATTGTCTTTTACCAAGTGCCTTACATGTTTCAACAATAGAACCATCTAATGGAACCATAAAATTTAATTGAGCTCCCCAGTTTTCAGCTAAAGTATAGCTTTGAGGATCCATATATTCATCAAATGGTTTAGTATGATTGCCCATATAAAATGGGCTAAATGTCATTGTTGCTCCGTTACAGGATATGTTTGGTCCAAGGACTTGACGACTTGGAGCTCCATTATTTTGGAATTGGACGGCTTGATTTGTAACATTTCCTGTAGCTGCTGCCACAGGATTTGATACATTTTTGGTTTCTCCCTCACTAGCATAACTAGGTATTCCTATTGCGAGAAGACAGAGAGTGAGGTAGTAGTAGCAGTAGTTTCGATAGTTCTTTCGATTTCCTGTACTTCTAATACCTGACTTGCTGCTCTGGTTACTATTTCTAAAGAGAAATCCGAACCAGCTGTTGTTATTGTAAAGACCGAATCTGAATCTGCTAGCCCGCCTGATGTAGCGGAGGTATGAGTTATATTGTCCCCAGACCATTTGTTTAATGCTGATCCATAAGTGGTCGTTGTTATTTCTTCTGTTATTTCTTGAGTTGTTGTTGTGGTCGCATTCATGCTTCCTTGCGTGAATTGTGGAGTGACCAATTCTGCTCTTGCTACCGAGGGTGAGAACAGTAGGAAGAGTATTAACCATTTTTTCATTCTTCCTTTTTCTTTACCATAGGACAATTGACGGGACCGCCTTTATCTTTAGAATTACCAGTGGACAAGCCAAAAGTGGCCAGGGCTCCCGTAAACACACTGGCAACGAACGTGATATCTGAGTTCCCCGCTTTCTTTATCATGGGTATCTCAATATAATTCATTGTGATAATAAAACCGGACCAAACAACAACGCCAAGCCTGACGAATGTTCCAAGGATTTGGATTTGGTGTTCTTGGTCTTCAGCAGCATCTTTTAGCTTACCGAGGAGACTTTTCCCTTCCTTTTTTTCTTCCATGCTTCAATGCGTTTATTCAGTTGCTTAGTTACAAATTTTTTAATTTGCTCAAATAAAGGTTGTGCCAAAGTAGTCGTCGCTACAGCACCTAAAGCAGCAGTAACAGCAGTAACCATTACTTCTGCTGTAGGGAGTGGCATTTGTATATCTAATACAGGTATTTCTAATTTAGGAGCTGGTGGCGGCTCTGTAGTGTCTGTCTCCGCTGCCTTAGTGCCCGCAGGACGCTCCAAATTACTTGGTGGGATGAATATAGGCTTATAAACCGGAACATCTGCTGTAGGCTGTTTTAGATACATTTGAGGAATATCTAAAGGTGTAGGTAGATTAGGGCGTGGGAAGTTGATAGACATTAATTAGGTATTTAAGGCTTAGGATATTTATCTTTAATTGCTTTAATATCTACTTTCCAAGCATCTATACCTGAGTGGTATATTTTATCTAGTTGATCTTGCCATGAAGGGTATTCAGCAGCTCTATCTGATTTATATTTAATTGCAGCCGCAGCATCATCAAGTGCCTTACGTGCTGCAGCTACTTTTGCATCATCAAGAGTTACTTTATTACCATCTTTATCATGAGCACCTTCTTTATCGTCAACCCATGTTACATTTGCATAGGCTTCATAAATTGCTGGATGATCTAATGCCATAATTATAATTGAAATTTGTTTTGTGTGTTATTCGACTTGATAAGTAAGAGAAAATTGTAAAATTCCTCCAGCAGCTGGTGTTCCGCTAGAGTTAGCACCTTGGACACTATTAGGATAAGCATAGCCACCTCCTGTTCCATCACCTCTATTACCCCATACTTTTGCAGTCGTTGTATTAGCTACACCTCTTATTGTATATGCATAGTTAACGTTCGGACCTTGTACTGATACCTGACCTGCACCACCGCACATATTCCAACCTGTAGTTATATTCTTAACTGTTGCAGGTAATCCACCGATAGTTACTTGGCTACCATCTGATGTTGATGGCCAAACTGTATGGCAAAATACCGTACATATTTTACCTGTCAATACATAGTGACCTGTCGCAGAAGAAAAGGTTAAACCTGCTCCAGATGAATCAATAGGGGTCCAAGTACCAACTGTTTGTGTAATCCCAGGTGATGTA